GATTTTAAATGAATATGTGTTAAGATGGGTAAATATGATCGACCAAGTTTAATAGAGTTTTGTGATAACAACGCCGTTGTCTTGGATGTCATACCAGACAAATGCAATCGCGATGCCCGTGTCAATGGTCAGTGTCTAACAGAAAATTGTGATGGTAGGTTTGAAAAAGACCTCAGACAACTATTTGATAAAACTGGACCCTTTTGTAAAGTTTGTGTAAACCAGAGAACACGTTTAAAAGATGATGGTGAATATGGTCGTTTACAACTATTAGAGTTTTGTAAAGAAAAGGGTATCACTCTGGATTTTATACCCAAACACACCAACAGAGAATCAAGAGTTAGTGGTATCTGTAAAACAGAAGAGTGTAATGATAGGTTTGAAAAAGACCTCAGACAACTTTTAGACGTAAGTGGACCCTTTTGTACGAATTGTGTACACCGTAGAACACTTTACAACGATAATGGTGAGTATGGTCGTTTAAAACTATTAGAGTTTTGTAAAAATGAAGGTGTCACTTTGGATTCTATACCCAAACACACCAACAGAGAATCAAGAGTTCGCGGTCAGTGTCTAACAGAAAATTGTGACGGTAGGTTTGAAAAAGACCTCAGACAACTTCTAGACAAAACTGGACCCTATTGTAAACTTTGTACAGATCACAGATCACGTACTAACGATGATGGTGAATATGGTCGTTTAAAACTAATAGAGTTTTGTAAAGAAAAATGTATCACTCTGGATTTTATACCCAAACACACCAATAGAGAATCAAGAGTTAGTGGTCAATGTCTAACAGAAAATTGTGATGGTAGGTTTGAAAAAGACCTCAGACAACTTTTACACATAAGTGGACCCTTTTGTACAAGCTGTACAAATTTGGAAAAGGAAAATAAACGTACAATTACATGTATTAAAATATATGGTGCAATACATCCGAATCAGATTCCTGAAATTTTAGAGCGTAACCAGAAAGCTCAATTTAAACGAAAACTATATATAACACCGTCTGGTGAAGACTGGTATTTACAAGGATATGAAATCGATGTCGCACCAAAACTTATCCAGGAATATGGGGAAAAAAACATAACACCTGATATAAAAATTGTTCCTCGCATACCATGGACCGATGAAGATGGAAAGGAACACAGATATTATTGTGATTTTTACGTAGAGTCACTTAAACTTATTATAGAGGTTAAAAGCACTTGGACTGCACAAAAAAATGATGATAAAATCAAGAGAACTCGAAAAGCAAGTAACGAACTTGGTTATGATTTTCGACTTATCGTGTTGAACGCAAAGAAGGAATGGATAGAGGACATCACTTCCTCAAATTCTTATCAGCCGTATAGTACGTCTTCCCCTTCGTAACAAAACTATGTACCCTCGCGTACCCCCACGCTTGTGGAGAAGCTCCCGGTCGATGCCCGGTTCTCCACGCAGCGAGTCCCCTATTGTAGATGGTCTTCACAGTCTTTAGAGGAATCTTAGTAGCCTTAGCAATTTCAGGGAGGGATTTGGCTCCCGGATACATTTTCCTAAATCTCTGGGTGTAGGAGGAAGTCTTTGTCTTTTGTCCCTTGTCCGTCTTGAATCCTTTATAGTCTCGCTTGAGCATTTTCTTATAGCGTGCCTCAACTTCTCCGAGAGTTGTAAGCCCCCTGAAGTATTTGAGAGGTGCATAGATCTTACCTTGAGATTTACGCAGTTGCCCCACCTTCTTGGTGATGGCTGCATCAGTGAGAGGCATCTTATTTTTTAGTGATATTTTTTATCATATAGAATAGAAATGGGACGAACGTGTTCTCTGATGATATGTGATAGTACTAGACCTAAACACATTGATTTATTTTTCAATAGTGTATGGGGTAGGTACGATGAGCCAGTTAATCTGGAATTAAATACAGTACATTGTAATAATATATCTCTAAGAAGGATTCTATCTATGAAGAAGGTACTGGATCATCATAGACCAAACTCTCGTAAGTATGTGGAAAGTAGCACGATCATAGTTGGATCGCAAATCGCACGTAGGGTCTTACAAGTTGGACTATTCCTTGTTAGACCCGAGAAACCCGTGTTTATTAAGGTCGCCCCATGAGTTTCTTCACATGCTCCATGAACGTCTCCCCACGATGAGATTCCGGGAACGTTTTGAGGTACAACGTAAATACGTCTGTACCATTTGAATGAACGTGGAGGAGATAAACCAAAAACACCATAACGTTGAATATCGCATCCTCAGTGTTCAAAATAGACCTGGTTGGATCTTTTACATAACTGAGTAATGCAAATAGAATCTCCAACCCAATTATAACTACCCTTTTAGACCAGTGATAATCATCTGTAAATCTAATGGACGTAGTATATACAGCAACTCCAACCGCTAATAATAGAGGTAACAAAGGAGAATAGGGATTAAATCCCAAATAGTATGATACGGATAAAGCCCATAACCACCAACTAAACACAAGACTCTTTTTCCTCATCTATCTTCACTTGAGATATTTTATAGCCGACGCGATACTGGAATAGATACACTTCCCAAACCTGACACGCCCTGTCCTAGGATTGTAATATCCTACGTGACCATTGAAGACAGCCTTGTGAAGTTCACCCATATAAAAAATACAAGATTATAATAATCAGGTGAGATGGGATTGTCAATAATTATGGGAAATATGTTTTCAGGTAAAACATCTGAACTGGTTCGGCGACTTAAGCGTCTGAAAGTTATTGGAAAAGAAATTTTGGTCATAAATTCTTCCAAAGATACCAGGTCTCCTGATGAAGTTCTTAAAACGCACGACAATGTCAAATTTGACTGCTTCAAAACATATGATCTGTTTGACGTCACGGATACCCTACCATTTCATGATGCCGATATCATAGCGATAGATGAAGCACAGTTCTTCCCTAGATTGAAGAAGTTTGTCGAGTGCTGTCTTTACTGTGAAAAGAGTGTAATTATAGCAGGTCTCGATGCTGACTCTTTTCAAAGGAAATTTGGTGAAATTTTAGACTGTATCCCACTTGCCTGTGATGTCACTAAACTTTCGGCTTTGTGTATGTGCTGTAACGATGGAACTCCTGGACCCTTCACAAAGCGTATGGTGGCTGATAAAACTCTAGAACTCATCGGTGGGAGTGACATGTATAGCGCAGTTTGCCGAAAACACCTATAATTTCAAAACACTATCAGATATATTACGCGCTATCCTACGAAACCAACCTAATGGGGTCACTGAATCATTCTCATATAATGGAATAATTAGAGATATACGAGTGCACCCATTTTGTTGCTTAGAAACTGAATGTTTAACATCACTGCCATTATATACCACACCCTTTCCAGCTTTACTCTCGTTAATTTTGACTTTATCGTTACGATCCTTAGTCATGAGATGTGATGTATTACATTCACTCGTGTATATGTTACACACATACGTCTTTCTCTTACCACCAGTAAAATTGTTGTCGAAGTGCCAGTCAATGTAGTGACCACTTTTGTTGTACAGTCTTAGAAACCAACAGTATTGTTCGTTTTTACAGTCAGCTGGTTTCGTTTTATCATTTCTAATCTTAGATACATATTCATCTATCATGTTGAATACTTGTGGTAATTTTTCCTTAATTGTACCCCGAGTGATCTTGTAACCTTCAACTGCACCCGATGTGGATTTATTACCGTGGTTTTGTGCGATGTGTATGATGTCATTTACGTATGGATTTAGACTGTTAGATATTGTACTACAATCCAACTCCTTAAACTTACCACTCTGAGCTGGTTTAAGATATCCATTCCACAAATTCAGAATAAACGGTAGCAGTATTACGAACAATATGATAAGTATCGTTCTAATCTTCATATAATACAATGTCATTTTTTTTCATCTCCTAAAATCTTTTGACATCTAGGATGAGTACGACCCGTTTACTGTCTCCAGTTTTTATAACTTCATGGTATCTTGAGTGATCAAATAGGAAATCTTGACCCTCACGATGGACATGTGGTCCTCTTTCTGTGTACAAAGTACAATCACCATTTCCAAGTATTGTAAGATGATATCTAAGTAAATGATTCGTCTCAGCTCTATGAGGTGATATAGTCATAGGAGTATCCATAACTGCGAATGAAGCCGTAGACTCATCAATACATGGTATCTGTTTAACAAGACTTTTCAGTTTAGGGAACTGATCAAATTTGTATCGGTAGTAGTTATCATTTTTGTCAAACCATGGATCCACATCATGATACATAGTCTTCTCTAAAGTTTTTGAAACTTCTTCAAACTCTTCACGTATCTGATTATAATGTGATTTGATTAACCATAGTCCCTTAAAATTCCAGGGTGAATATGTGGGTGAATGAGCTACGAAGTCTATCAGAGTATTTCTCATACCCACGAATGGTCTTTTCCAGTTGTGGAAGTATAATTTATCTACAGGTAATTTCATGAAATCGTGACAGATCAATACAAACGGAATTCCAATCAGATACCACATTATTTTCTCCATACATAATAAATGCCAGGTTATACCCCAAAAACCTCTATGTATGCCCCTGCCCCCACCACTGAAACTAAGGAGATGAAGGATCGTTTCACGATGCCCGCCATCCCCCAGCTCACCATCGTTCAGATGATCATCGCTGGTGTCATTGTCGCGTATGCTTTTACTGCTCGCAAGATTAAGGGTGTCGTTGTTGCGACTCTCGCCCTTACTATTGGTCTGCTACACATGTATGATCACCTCTACCGTGTGAAGCGCGGTCCTGAGAAGCTCTTCCTCTTTCCCGGTGATGATAAGAAGGAGAACTACTGCGCCACTGGTGCATGCGGTTGCGGTAAGTAAATTATATTTGTAGATATTAAGTATGCGCGTCAGGATTGTTCGCAGCCCCAATTCTAAAAAGAAATTCAGGGCAATTTTAGAAGACGGTAAAACTGTTGATTTTGGTGCAAGAGGATATTCAGACTACACCAAACACAAGACTCCCTCCCGTATGCGTTCCTATGTATTACGTCACGGGGGTCAGATACCTAAACGTATTATAGCAGAGAGAGATCCCACTAGGATTCAGAACCTAATGTTAGACGTCAATCGGAGTGATAAAGAGGACTGGAAAATGAGCGGTATCAACGGGGCCGGATTTTGGTCACGTTGGTATCTCTGGAGTTTTCCAACTACTGGGGGTGTCAAACGGTTTATGTCTAACAGGTTTGGGATACAGATCGTTTAAATTCTTGGAACTTTTCAAAAAAATGGATAATTAGAACGAGGCGTTTATATAAATCTAAACCTAGTTCAAATTTAACTAGATCTTCTATGGAATCAAAGTATATTAGGTCTACTTCTTCCACATCACATATCTTTTTGGTGTAATTGTTAAGAGTGTATTGTATGCTATCAAAATTATCACCTTCCCATTCTCTCAAAATCTTCTTAATGTGTTCCAATTCAAGATGTTTTGAAAGAGTGTTTACCACACACAACTTGGAGATGTGTACTAATTTTTTAGATGTCTCACCATCTATTTCACGATACCACATTTCTCTTTTACGAGTACGATTTTTCTCGTCACCTTCTTTTATACTTTCAGAAAAATTGGATATGAGTATCTGTGCTTTCTCAATATTTTCATCGTTCATGATCCAATTATTCGCGAGGTCTTTTAAGTTTTTTATGTTTAGGTCTTGTTCCTTTGACTGACAGAAACATCCTAAACCCATACTACTATCATATCTATATTTTTTAAGCCTTACGCGTTCGCGGGCTTGTTGTTGTTGGGCTTCTTGTTGCCATTGTTGTTGGGCTTCTTGTTGCCATTGTTGTTGTTGGGCTTCTTGTTACCGTTGTTGGCGGGCTTGTTGTTGCCGTTGTTGGCAGGCTTGTTGTTGCCGTTGTTGGCAGGCTTGTTGTTGCCGTTGTTGGCGGGCTTGTTGTTGCCATTGTTGGCGGGCTTGTTGTTGCCGT